CGGCATCACGCTCCAGCCCGTCGAGCAGCGAGGCCACGGGGTCACCGCAGTGAATACCACGCACGTAGTGCAGCGCACGTTCACGCAGGATCAGCATTGGTCCGACGTATTTGTTGGCCTTCGCGACCACGGCAGGCCCCATCTGCTCGTTGATGTAGGCTTCGATCTGCTCGGGGGTCGCATCCTCGCCGTGGATAGCCTTCGCGTCCACGGTCAGGGCGGCACGGAATGCAGCGGCCTCGGCTTCGACCTTCGCAGCGTGAGCGGCAGCAGCGGCCTCGGCTTCCGTAGGTGCGGCCTGCTCGGGCTCCTCGGGCTCCTCGTCCTTCGGGGTCTCATTCTTGAAGGTCACGACGGTGCCATACATGCTGACACCCTCCAGCCAACGCACCTCCTCGGCCTTCGGGCGCTCGGCCTGCTCCATGTGGTGGAACTGCTCGTCGATGGCGGCTTCCATCGTGAACCCCACCATTTCTTCGAAGCGACGACGCGCAGCGTTGAAGGTCGAGAACCGCTTTGTACCGGACCCGTCGACGTCGCGGGTGCGAACCGTGAAATGCTTCGCGGCCTGCGCGGCCTTACGCTTCTCGGCGCGTTGGGCATCCACGACGCGGGCTTCCTCGCGAATCTGCTCGGCAGACTTGTTCAGGGGCTTGACTTTGCTACGGGTGGCCATGGTGTGACTCCTATTCGGCTATGAAGACCGGGGCTCACGCCCCGGAGTGGTGATTACTTGGCTTCGGCTGCGTTGCGAACGCCACGGATTTCGGCTGCAATGGCTTGGTAGCTGCGGAGGTCGGCCACCAGCACGGAAGGCGGGAAGCTGCGGGCAAGCTGGCCGTTGGGGTTCTCGACAGCGCTGGCAATGTGGTTGTGCAGCGTGGCGACCTTGTCACCGAGCAGGCCGAGAATGAGGGAAGCTTGATCGGAGGTCAGGGTGACGGTGAGGGACATATCGGGCTCCTATGGGCTATATGGTCGAAAAGTTCGAACCCCGATTTTAACACGCCGATTTTAACACGCCGAAAGAGTCGGGCACAATACTCCTTCGGCGCGTGGTCTTCACTCCTCGTCGCAGAACGTTCGGTTCCAGTCCTCCGGGGTGTACCCGGTCTTCACGAATTCACGCTCGCTCGGCGTGAGGTTCGGCAGGATGTTCTGAATCAGCCGGCCTCGGGGCGACATCACTTCGGCCAACTGCTCGTCCGTGACATCAAGGTCCATGGTCGAGGGCTTCCCCGTCAGGGGTGATATGCGGGTGATCTTCACAGCAGTTCCCCGAATTCGTCGATAACGTCCTGCACCTCGCTCGCCAGCTGTTCAGCCCAGCCCTCGGGGTCGTCGTCGCCTTCGGCCTCGCGAGTCCAGGTCAGGTCAAGGTTGACGCCTTCCAGGAGGTCGGCAGCTTCCTCGATGGCTTGGCCGGTCGGGCTGGCCTGCAGGCCCTCGGACATGTTGTCGAACTTCTCGCGTTCCTCCTCGGCGACGTTCGTGATGAGGTTCGACGCCTCGTCGAGCATGGTCTTAATGGCCTCGTCGCTCATCGCGAGCAGGTTCTCAGCGTCGTTCAACTCGCAGAGGATGGTGTAGGCTTCGCCCAGGGTCTTGCGTGATTGCTTGTTCATGGTGGACTCCTTACTTGAGGTTGATTTCGTAGTAACCGGGGTGGCGCGTGTCGCCGTAGTCGCGCAGCAGGCCGAAATCGACTGCGTCGCGGATCACCTCCTTGACACCGGACGTGTTCGGGTTGATCGACACACGAGCCAGCACCGAACTGACTTCACACAAACGCTGCAGGCTGAAGGTTTCGACCCAAATAGCCCGAAGGCCCATCAGCAGCGCCTGACGCACGATGTAGGGCTTGCCACGTGCTTCCTGGTCGTCGCGGAAGTCCTCGATCAGGCCAGCGGCCTGAACCTCGAAAGGCGATACGGATGGTCGTGGATCACGAACGCTCATTAGATTCCCCTGTAGATGGTGGTGGAAAAGGTGCAGACCTCGCCGCTCGAACTAATGAACGACGAAGCCGACCCGGCTGGGATTTGGTCAGGTGCGTCCAGGTTGTGGAAACCCGACTCGTCCCACAACAACGCGAATACAGCCGGTGACTGGGTGCAGGAACACGCGGTCAGGATTCGCGACAGCACACTCCCGGTCAGGCCGGCTTCGGTTACGCGGACACTCATAAAGGACTCCTATTGGCTATGGGGACCGGGGCACGTGGCCCCGGAGGTGAAGGGTTACTGAACGACGGGGACGACCGGGGCGACCACGTCACGGAAGCGCTCGACCTCCTCGACCGTCACGTCACCGCGCAGCACGGCGTAGCGAATCTTGTTACGCAGGTTCATCGACTGCTGGCCACGGTTCAGGTGGGCGTACGGGTTGGATTCGAGGGCGAGGAACTGCGTGCACACGAACATGATCTGCTCGACGTTCAACTCAGCGAGGGCCAGCGCAAGGCGGTCACCGTTGACCAGCATCCCGGTACCGGGGGCACGGACGTAATGCTTGCGGGCTTCGCGGAGGGCGAGCATGCTGGTGTTGATGGTCTTCGAAGCGGTGTTGACGTTTGCCATGATATCTCCTATGGGGCTATATGGTCGCGGCTGGGGAAATCCCCATTAAAACACGGAGAGGGGTGGGGCACAATGTCTGTTCTGAATGTGTTGGCCCGGGGCTACACGACCCCGGGACCGGGCTGGATCAGCCGATCGTGTCCATAACGTCCGACCACCAGGGCGACCCGTCGAAGGGCTCATAACCCAGGGCGTAGGCAGCAGCCCGGTAGGGCTCATTCAAGCCCAGGAATTCAGGCAGTTCAGCCACAGCAGTAATAGCAGCAGCGGCCACGGGGACCGAAGGTTGAAAGGCAGTCATAGGGGCTCCAGGTTATTCCAGCACGGCAGCGCCAGCGTTGACCACGAAGTCACGGTCGAACACAGCATAGGCCGCGCCGTGAACACAGAAATCCGAATTCTCCAGGATGAAGGCAGCAGCGGCTGTGGCCTCGTGGACGTGGAACGCGACAACGCGGAAACCCGTGGGGGCTCCGTGGTCGTCGAAATAGGTCGTAATCGCGTCGAGGACGCCAGCAGCCGTGAACGCAGCCGAGGGGCGGGAATCGATGAGGTTAACGTCCTCACCTGTGAATGTGTCGGAGCAAGAAATGAGCATGAGGGACTCCATATGGTCGCAGTTGGGGGACCCCGATTATAACACAGATCGCTGGCTGGAGGCGCGGACATGCGCACGCACGCCTAGCACACGATAGGGGTGTCTGTCAAGCGCTGCGACGAGAGACGTGGCGCGAGGGGCATGGTTCAGATATGTGACGGGTATGTGACGGGTATGTGACTCAGGCCCCTCCGGACCGGGAGGGCTCATAGGTCGAGGGGCGGGGCAGACGGGGAGGGACCATATGTGGGGTGACGAGCCGGTCACAGGCTGATACACGAGAAGGGATCGAGCGAGAGAGGGGGAGCGTGGAGAGGAGAAGACGCAAGGCACGAGAGGAGCGATAAGCAGAGGGGTAGGAGACGTTGCGTGCTGTGGAGGGGCTGCAGCACTGCTGTATACAGCCTCGCAAGGCATTCAGCGCTCGGACTGGGAGGGCTCATGCCTCGAGCTATGTGACTGTGCCATCCCCCCGTCACATACCATGTCACATACCCTCGTCCCCGGTGGGCCACCAGGAGGGACCATACGGTCATATTTTTTGTTTTTTTGTTTTTTAAAAAAGGGAAAAGTGTAACAGACGGTACACAGCCGGCCCTCTCATTGTGATGTGTGCAGGCAGGCACGCCCTCGCGAGAGAGAACATAAACGACAGAGAGAAGGCCAGAAGAGAGAGCCGAGAGCCGCCAGCCAGCAGCCGACGCCACCGCCACGCACCGGACTCTCGGGAGTCCACACCCCTGTCATATGTGACAAGATGGCCATTCCTGGTGTGGCCCTGTGGCTACGGCGCCACACAGAAACCTGTCTATACAGGCTTTAATAGCTCATCAGTATGTGCTTATATGTTATATGCTGCTGTAGACGACGCTCCGACCTCGTGGTATGATCGCGCGTCCCCCAGCATCGCGCACTCATCAACGTTTATGTCTGATCAAGCTGAGCCCTTGCTCCTCCGTGAAGACGAGGAGCTGTTCGCACTCAGCGTCATCGAATACGCGGGTAACCTTGCTGCTGCATATACTTCGGTGTACGGGACCGAGGATTCGCGTCCTGCTGCTCGTGGTCGCGCGCTTCTGAGCAAACCCCACATTCTCGCTCGCGTGATCGAGCTGCAGAGTGTTCAGTCTGACACGGCGCTGCTCACGTTGACTTCGCATCTGGTTGAACTGGCCAGCATCCGTGATCTGGCGAAGAGTCTGACTGCGGTCAAAGTCGCACTCGACGCAGAGCGCTCGCGTGGTGAGGTCATGGGCCTGTATAATAAAGTCGCGGCTTCAGCGGACGACCCGCTCGAATCCCGAATCGAAGCCGTTCGCGCGACCATCCGCGCAGCGCTCGCAGTCACGGAATCCTGAAATGTCGAAAGACGCACCACCGCTTTACAAGGGTTTGATCTGCGCCATGCACCCCGAGTTGGAGGGTCTGCGCACGTACACACATAAATGCGCGCGCTGCCTGTACGGGGAGAATGGTAACGCGTGGCCCGAGAAGCTGTTGAAGTCCAACGGACCGCAGCCTGACAACACGGCAATCGACCCCTCGATCCGGTACTACGGCAAGCTGTGTGCGAAGCACCCCGAGTTGGAGGGTCTACGCAGGACCAAAGGCCACAAGTGTGTTCAGTGTTTCCGTGACAGGAACAACAAGGCAGAGCGCAGGAAGAACGCCGCCGTACTTCCCCCGTCATTCACTCAACAGGGGTGACGTGTGAGCAGCTTCGATCCGAACAAGCACCCCCGCCACCCTTCTGGTTTGAAACCAGCTCCTTCATGCTCGCGATGGTCGGGCCTGCGGGCGGTATCAAGGTCAAGCAACTGGAGGACCTAAGCTTAGGTCCGAAACTCAAACCCAAGAAGGCCAAACCATGAGCAATTTCGACCCCAGCAAGCACCCCCGTCACCCTGCCGGTTCGAGCCAGGGTGGTGAATTCAGCGGTAAGAACATGACCCGCGCAGCCGACCGTTCAGCAGCGGCTATGGGCAACCGTCTGGTCGATGCCTACGAGAAGGCGAAGCAGTACGTCAAGAAGCTCAAGGCAGGTAAGTCCGAAGCCGAAATCGCGACCGAAGCTGGCTTCCCTCCTGGGCACGAACAACATTGGGCGTTCCGCAACGGGCTAGCGCACGCAGCACGGGATGCGGGTAGCTCGGTGTATAAGGGTTCCAACGGCATTCCGAACAAGACCAGCCCTTCCGCGTCATGGCTCAAGGACGAAAACAGGCTGACCAAGCTGACCAAAGAGACACTGGCCAAGTACGGTCCCGGTGATATCCCGAAGGCTGAGCGTCAGAAGCTCCTGAACATGCGCGCGAAGATTCGTGGTGCAGGTGGTCCGAAGCGTTGACGGACCGTTTCCCGAGCCCCTCTCGGACCCCCCGGGCTATGTACATAGCCTCCCGCCCGTCCAGGCCCCGCCCGTGGTCACGGCGACCCCTCGGCGGTATCTCCGCGCACACCTCAGACCCCCAGTCGGATGGCCCTCCCCCAGTCGCTCGCACCTAAGCGCTTATATCCCCTGATCCCGAACCCTGAAGGCGTTCGGCTCAGCACGGAGAATAAGCGCTTCAAGGTCGTGCCTGCTGGGCGCCGGTCAGGCAAGACTGAGAGAGCCAAGCGTAAGATCATCACCTCTGCCCTGACTGCGAATGACACGCTGTGGGACGACCCGCGGTTCTTCGTGGGCGCACCAACACGAGATCAAGCGAACGCGATTTACTGGAAGGACATTAAGGCGATGTTCCCTCCGGTCTTCATCCGGAGCATCAGCGAATCGCATTTGCGCGTTACCCTCGAAAACGGGGCCGAAGCCCACGTGATCGGGATGGACAGGCCAGAACGTATCGAGGGCTCACCCTGGGACGGTGGCGTTCTCGACGAGTACGCGAACATGAAGAAGCGCACGTGGGGCGAACACGTTCGGCCTGCGCTCTCTGATCGTAAGGGCTGGTGCTGGCTGATCGGTGTACCTGAGGGGCGCAACCACTATTATGACCTGTACAAGTATGCAGTTAGCGGTGTCGATAAAGATTGGGCAGCCTATACGTGGCCTAGTTCGGAAGTGCTCGACCCCGACGAAGTTGCAGCGGCACGCCGCCAGCTTGACGAACTCGTGTTCAAGCAAGAGTACGAGGCATCGTTCGTTAACTTCGAAGGTCGATGCTATTATCCGTTCCAAGAGGACACCCATACTGCGCCTCTATTTCATCTCTACAATCGGGCAGCACCGCTCAACGTATGTTTCGACTTCAACGTTGAGCCCGGCGTTGCGGCGGTCTGCCAGGAACTCTCGCTTCCAGGTCAGTTCGAACGTGGTGCAGGTGGCGCGGTCCTGATCGACAGACCGATTGTCGGCACTGCTTGGATTGGTGAGGTCTGGATCCCCCGCAACAGCAACACCCCTGCGGTCGTGCAGCGCTTCATCACGGATTGGGGCAAGCATCAAGGCGAAGTCAGGTGCTACGGCGACGCGACAGGTGGCGCACGAGGCACAGCCAAGGTCGATGGCTCTGACTGGGACCTGATTAAGAAGGACATGCGAGCCCACTTCGGTGACCGTGTGTCCTTCCACGTGCCCAGGGCAAACCCGGCTGAGCGCTCACGTGTGAACGCGGTCAATACACGCTTGCAGAACGGCGTGAAAGAGATTCGCATGATGGTCGACCCCGAGCGCTGCCCACACTTAGTCAGCGACTTCGAAGGCGTACGTACGCTGGAGGGTGGCTCGGGTGAAATCGATAAGAAGGCCGATCCGAAGTTGACGCACATATCCGACGCTGCGGGTTACTACGTCGAAAAAGAGTTCCCGATTATGGACCGCGAAGGCCACATCGAATCACTGAGAGCATAAATGGCAACCTCCACACTACCCGGTCAGAAGGTCAACTACAACTCGGTAGCTGAGCCGTCCAAGCTCGTGCTGAAGTTACGTGAGGACTGGGACCTCGTAAGTAAGCTGCTCGGTGGTACGACTGCGATGCGTGAGGCATCCACGAAGTATCTGCCGAAGTGGCCCAATGAAGACGATGACTCATACTCAGCACGGCTCAAGACCGCGACGCTATTTCCCGCATTCAAGCGCACTGCGGTTACGCTTTCGGCTCGTCCGTTCAGCAAGCCAGTCACTGTCGGTGAGGATGTTCCTCCGAAGGTCGCAGAGTTGCTCGGCGACGTGACTACATCGGGGATCAACCTCGACACGTTTGCCAGCGATGTTATGTTCACCGCTATGGCCTATGGGCTGTGTGGTATTTTGACTGAATACCCAGTCCGACCTGTGGATGCCGTGACCATCGCAGATGAGAAGGCTGCGAAACTGCGCCCCTATATGGCCAAGGTCCACCCCGAAAGCATCCTCGGTTGGCGGCACAAGAACAACCGATTGACCCAGCTGCGCATCATGGAATTGCTGGAAGAGGATGATGGTCCGTTCGGCACGAAGGAGGTCAAGCAGGTGCGGGTCCTGGAACCCGGCAAGTGGACCACTTTTAGGCAGGACAGCGCTGCCGCGTGGATGCCGTATGAAAGCGGCGTGTCGACCATGAACGAGATTCCGTTCGTGCCAATCTACGGTGAGCGCATTTCGTTCATGGTGTCGAAGTCGGCCCTGATCGAGCTGGCACATCTGAACATCAAGCACTGGCAAAGCCAGTCGGACCAGGACACGTTGATACATGTCGCGCGTGTACCCATCCTCACGGCAACGGGTGTCGACAAGACCTTCAAACTGACTGTCGGGTCGAGTGCTGCGGTGAAGCTGCCCCAGGATGCAACCCTGGGCTATACCGAGCATTCTGGTGCGGCCATCGGTTCGGGCAAGATCAGCCTCGACGATCTCAAGGAGGACATGCGGCAGGCAGGTGCAGAACTGCTGGTCCTGAAGTCGGGGCCAGTGACGGCAACCGAGGTGTCGAGTGACAATGCTGTCGGGATGTGTGCCCTGCAGGAACAGACGCTCGCACTGGAAGACGGCTTGGATTCTGCGTTGCAGTTCTTCGCCGAGTGGATGGGCCTGCCCGAGGGCGGTCACGTCACGCTGTTCAAGGACTTCGGTGCGGCAACTCTGGCAGAGGCAAGCGCTCAACTGCTGGTCGGTATGGCCAACTCGGGCAAGCTGTCGAACGAGACTCTCATTCTCGAACTCAAGCGTCGCGGTATCGTCGGTGCCGAGGTCACCTGGGAAGACGAGAAGGAGAAGATCGACCAGGAGGGGCCACCGGTCGGCAAGATCGACCCGTTGACCGGTCTGCCGTATGACAAGCCCATGCCGCCAGCCGGTCCGTCTGACCCTGAAGCCGACCCCGAGGAGGAGTGATGCAGACTCAGACTTCGTGGGACGAGTCCAAGCACCCACGTGCCCCGATGGGCCGCGCCAATGGTGGCCAGTTCATATCCTTCACTCACGCGTCACCGACTGAACTCAAGTTGCGAGGCACGGAGAAGGACAAGCACTACAACGACCTGAAGTACAACAAAGAGAAGAAACGCGGGGAGACTGCAGACGGTG